TCAACTTCACATGCATCTTCAAAATCTTCTGGATAATTTTTTTGCATGTTTTTCCATTGGTCGTTATGGTGATAAGGACACCCTATGCAAGATGATTTACCTGGCATGGGATGTTTCTTAATATCACGATACCACTGAAGACAATCCATACGTGACATTTTCATTTCTATTAAAGGCCAACGTGATGTTAACCATGGTAGCCTAGCGTTTTTCATGCGCATGGCTTCGTCAGTAGATATACCAATCCACTGTTCAACCAATTGTCCTTTTTTGACACGGTGCCGCGGCTTAATACCTAACAACTCTCTAATCTTTTTTTGAATAGGGATAACCTTATAGTCATGTGTGCACTGACGATAAAGCATCCCTACTTTTCCACCACCAGGACGAGCAGCAAACAACGGTGGGTTTGGTACACGTCCAGCAAACGATTTTTCCTCTTCTCTAGACCCTGGTTCTGGGTTCGCTGCTTTGATAAGATCCTCACGGATGTTACCTCTTTCCACAGTGATCAGCGGACAAATTGTTATTGCTTTCTTTAAATATTCTACATGTTCATATACAAATTTAGGTTCCCACCCAGTGTCTGCAAATATCATGTAGTCTGGTTTATGTTTTGTTAATCCTTCTTGCGCCATGAGTGCCAAACAGGAAGACTGTACCCCTGCCCCGAGTGATAATATGCGCATCGTTGGTTCGCGTTTGTTTCCTTCTTCGTCAAAGTATTCCGGTTCTTTTGTCGCTGCAACTGCTGCCATATTGTTGAGCTTTTTACGATCAATTTTCGTAGACATTTGTTCAAGTACTTTTCTTCTTTCAAATTCCATCTGCTCCGGATTAATAGCAAAGCTATTCTTTTTATTTTCTAATCTTTTTTTCCTTGTTTCTTTATTTATGCTCATTTAGCGTCTCCCCAGTTATCTTTAATTTTGTAATCAACATTAGATGGCACCTTTAAATCTATACATGTTTCCATCATATCTTTTATTTCTTTTGCCTCTTTATCAGATTTTACGCTACAGTTCAACTCATCATGAACCTGTATGAGAGGTATTATACCTAATTGCTCGTATATATCAACCATGGCTTTTTTAGTTTGATCCGCAGCTGTGCCCTGTATTAATCTGTTTAATGCTTTGTATGTTCCAGCTCTTTTTATAGAACCACCCCATTTTGTTGTTGCTTCATTATGTGGCAATGCTTTGTGAAATACACCAGCCTCATACCAAGCAGGTTCCCATAGATCAAATTTACATCTACGTCCTAGATATGTTCGCACAGATCCTATTTGATTTGCACGGTTCATCACAGCTTCTAACATGCCCTGCATAAAAGGAACTTTTTGTCTAAACTCTTTTAACATGTCTTTTGCCTCTGTAGGGGCTATATCTAAGTCTATAGCCATCTTTTTATACCCCATGCCATACATTACCCCTAGACCTATTGTTTTAGCTAACCTACGATCAATTCCTGCCATTTCTGCTGTCTGTTTATGAAAGTCTAATCCTTTTATAAATGCTTGTTGCACCTCTTCTGCTCCTGCATTTTTATTTAATATGGCAAAATGTGTTAATATCCTAGGTTCTTGCTGTGAGTAATCAGCAGACAACCAATACTCTCCTTCTTCTGGTATAAATATTTTACGCAACTCTGATCCGTATTCGTTTCTTATAGGCATCTGTTGTAAATTAGGAGCGTACATAGAAAATCTACCTGTTACTGTGCCACCGTTATCACCACGTATTTGGTTTATATGTGCATGTAATCTACCATTGTGTACATATCTAGCAACACCATCAACGAACGTTCCTTGTAATTTATTTAACACACGTGCCTTTGTTATCATGCGTGGTAATTCATGCGCATGTGTTTCAAGAAATGTTTGTGTAAAACTAGGAGCTCCAAGTTCTGTTCTAGGATACTCTAAATTAACGCTGTCAAATGCCTGGGCCACAGACCGTGCTGCATTGATTTGTACATCTTGACCTACTAAATCTTTTATTCTTTTTAAATATTGTTTTTCTTTGTTAAGTAATTTCTTTTTAAGACCAAATGCTTTGTCCATGTCTACGCGTACACCACGTTTAGTCATGTTAAATATAACACGTATTAATCTGCATTCTATGTCATATACTTTTGTTAAATCTTCTTTTTCTATTTCTGTAATAAATCTCTCGTGTAAACGCCATGTCAATCTAGCGTCAGCCTCTGCATATTCTCCAACAAATGATGCGTGCATCTTGTACATGTCAGCTTTAGGATCTAAACCTAGCTCTTCTGCTTTGGCTTTTAATAATGATTCATTTTTAAACTCACCTAAATACTCTGCTACCATGCTATTTAATGTAAAAGAATATCTATTCTCATTTAATAATGCAGCAGCTATCATGGTGTCGTGTATGTATCCTTTTACTTCTATCCCTAAAGTAGATAACCACCCAATGTCATACTGTGCGTTATGAAATACTTTTTGTATAGATTCGTCCTCACATACTTCTTTAATGTAATCCACAATAACTGATTTATCCATGTTACCGCCACCCTCATGCGCTATGGGATAGTAAGCAGTAAAGTCACCACTGGATATGGCAATACCTATAACAGATCCTATTTTTCTAGGCCATCCTGGACCCATTTTTTTTAATTCTGTATCACACGTCTCCAAGTCAATAGCCACCACGTCTTTACCTTTCATTGAAGGTGTTTCTGTGGGGTGTAACCACTCTGCTTTTACTTCGTCTTTTCTAAATAGATCCTGATTCATTAATTTCCCCTGCTATAGCTGCATAACCACACATATCTATGAAGTTATCCAAATTGTTTTTTGTTCCTTGTGTGTGTCTTGATATTTTTAGTAACACCATCATCAACGCTACATCTTCTGCTGTAATATTAGCCATTGGTTGTAACTTTTTGTCTAAAAATATATTCCAAAATTCTGCAATCTCTGCATGGTTTTGAAATGCATCTCCATGTGTTTCGTTCCTGTCACCAGTGACAAGCTCTTTTGCTTTCTTTAATATTTCTTCTTTATTTATCATATAAAGTATCCTCTCTCTGTTTGGGGGTTTATAATATGTAATGATTTCTTTGCACGAGTTGCACCTACATAAAAAACTCTGTCTGTATCATCTGGACTAACTTCCATTTCATCTTGATTTGCACGAGACAAATCTGTCAACAACATAACATTATCACATTCTCCACCTTTTGCCATGTGTATTGTACTTAAATTTATTTTTGGATCTACACCTAATCCTCCATGCTTTTCTAATGACATTATGTATGATTTATCTTTTTCACTTAAAGAAGTAAAAGCAACATCCCAGGGTATTCCGGCATTTATTAATCCATGATTCATGCACAAAGATTCTATATTATACATTTGACCTTCCTCTAATGTTTTTAAAGTTTTGTATCCTCTTTTTACATTAAAGCCTGTTTTTAAATTTGCATAAATAGCAGCTACGTCGTTGTAATTTAATTGCTCAAAATGATTTAATCTTTTCCAAGCACTAACAGCTTTTAATAAATCTTGTTTAATAGGTGTCTTGCCATAAATTGTATAAGGTAATCCTAAATGACGTAAATCTTCCTCAATATCATTTAGCATATAGCTGCATGTTGCAAGTGCTAACCAGTTACCCTCAGAAAGATCAACAGCGCCAGGATATGCATGATATCTAACTTCTCCCTTGTATGCTCTTGGTGCCCATTCTTTAGGTCTTCTGTTTTTAATTCTTGATACAACTTGTGTTGCTATTAAATGCACATCAAGAGGAACTCTATATGATTGATTTAACACACTTATATTTCCATCCATTTTAATTAAATGCTCAATGTCTGCACCAGCCCATCTAAATATTGCCTGATCATCATCACCACTTATGTATACTCTTTTAGAATTAGCCCATATCTTTTCACACATTCTCCATTGTAACTTTGTTAAGTCTTGTGCTTCATCTACAATAACAACATCAAGAGGTGGTGTGTGTCCAAACTGTGTAAACTGTGTCAACATATCTGTAAAATCAAATTTGTTATTTGTTTGTTTATAATCTTCAAAAGAACGATAAGCCCACAACAGTTCTTCCCAAGCATAATCTAAATTAGCTGCATTGTAAAAATCTTGTAATTCTAAATCTTGCATCTTTGATTTATTTATATCTCTTAAATATTTATTATCTGTAGACACAACACCTTTTTCTTCCCAATCAGTTGTAACTCTTTTTAAATCTACACCATACTTATCAGAAAAATCTAAGTAATCTTTATTGTCCATAATCTCTGATTTTGTAAATCCCATCTGTCTTTTACCAAATGCATGCAGCGTACAAAAATAAGGAAAATCTTTGTCAGTTAAATTAAATTTTACTTTTGCTCTATCACGTGCTTCATTTGTTGCTTTTGTTGTAAAACTTACAAATGCAATTCTGTCCGGTGGTGTACCACTTTTAAGTTCCTGGTCCACGATCCGCAGTAAGTTTTCAGTTTTACCTGTGCCGGGTGGCCCTAGTATTATATTAACGTCTGGCATCTCTAATCCTTTTCTCTTCTATTCTGTGACAATTAGCACACAATACTATACATTTTTTAATTTCTTTTTTCATTTTCTCAAATTGTTTCCAACTCGTTTTCCAATGAGAAGAAACATTTACAATTTTATCTTTTCTGTTTTTATGGTGAAAATCTAAGGCAACAGCTTCTTTGTTATAACCACAATGAAAACAACTTTTATTAATTTTATAATTATTTACTTCGTCTGAAATTAAATCGTACACTATTTTTTTACACTTTCTGTTATTCTCTATCTTTTCTTTAAAAGCTTCTGGACTTCTCCAATCATCTGGATAAGTTCCGTCTGATTTTCTTCTGTTATACCTTATACCAACCCAAATGTACCCATCTTCTCTTTTATCTCCGTATTTATATTTAGAAAGGTGTGGCATCTTGTTTTCTCACTTCGTATTCTGAATCTTGTTCGTCAAAAGATGGCACACCCCATGTGTTAACTCCCTTGTTTTTTAGTTTCCAGAATTTATGTTCTCCATTTATTTTACGTAACTCAGCAATAATTTGACCTGTGTTACTGTAGTGTGTAAACTTATTTCGTATAAGATATGCGTGTAAATCTTGCAGTCTAAAGTATATTTTACCAGCTTCTGTATAAGGTTTACGTAGTAGTATATCTTCTTTAATTTGTCCCTGTGCACGACCAGTACAGAACTCCTGGAGGTGAGCTAAAAACTGGCCGGACACAGATCCGTCATTTGACACAGGAATTTTAAGAGCACTCTGCATCTTACTATTCACTAATTGTTGCCAATCAGACGCCTTCATCAAAGGAGGCATCATGGTCAATACTTCCATAACCCTCTTCTGAAACTTTGTTTGTATTTGTAATTCTTCTGTTGTTAATTGTATTTTAAGATCTTGCTCGTTATCATCTGTAGGTATTTCTAAAAACCATATAGGTGGTTCTGTTTCTAACTTAGATAAAGATCCTAATTGTTGTGACACATTCTCTGCACCAACACCGTGCTTTCTTGTTTTGCAAACATTTACATTACAAAAAGAACTAATAGGTTGGTCTTTACATTTGTATTGATAACCTTTTTTATTTAANTGTGCTACAACTGTGGCAACCTCTTTNTGATCTAGNGGNGGTTGCATATACTTTTGATTGTACTCTTCTAATAATCTTTCCCAATTATCTGGATCAAATTTCTTTGTATATACACCAATATTAAATAACCCATTATTGCGTGTACCAGGAGGAAAACCTTGTCCACATAGAGCCTGCAAACAAGGTGGTCCATCTTTTATAATTTCTTCACTATTTTTTCCCCCTACATCATCTATGTTATCTACAACGTTTCTACTGTA